CAGGCCAACAGTGCATAATTCACGTCAAGCACGTTGCAAGTACTGATGGCAAAGGGGTATATGCGAATATCTCCAGCACGGCGCCGTTGGAGGGCTAAAGCATGCTTTGCTCCAGGTGTAATGTTGTGATTAACCTTGCGCCTGGGGCAATGATCTTCTGTAAATACATAGGAGACTGTTGGATGGAGCATAACGCACGCGACCCACTCCTCGTCGAACGCGAGAAGACGCATGGGTCGTTTAAGAACGTAGCACAGCTTGCTCAGAACATCAAGATGACTATGCGTAATAGCAATCGTCATGTTAACACAGCCCAGGAAGAGGCTCTTGATCTAATTGCAACCAAGATGGCCAGAATCATCTGCGGCGACCCAAACGAACGCGACCACTGGAAGGATATTTCAGGGTATGCACTCCTTGGTATGGAAGCCTGTAATGATTAAGCAGTTCAAGAATAGTTCGGTTGAATACAATCCAGAGACTGGCGAGTTTCGTTGGGTTGTTTGTCACCGAAAGCCTTGGATGGAAGGCAAAATAGCTACGCACGAGATGCCAAATGGATATTTATATATCAAGGTAGATGGCAAACAGCATTCAGCATCTAGATTAGCTGTTGAATTGATAACAGGTAAGCCTGTTCCACCTGAGTTAGAAGTGGATCATGACAACAGGAAACGTTTCGATAACATATATACTAACCTTATTGTTATGACAGTACAGAAGAATAGAGAAAGAAGTCAACATTATCCGGGCCAGACTGGAGTACTAGGAGTTTCCATTTACAATAGGCCAAGTGGTAATGGTTTCTTATATCGTGCAAGGAAAGGGAATGCTGTGACTTATCACGAAACTATAGATGAAGCTATCGCTGGCTATGCCAAGCTTGGTGCGGAGGCGTGTGATGATTAACTGCCCCATTTGTGGTAAACCTGCTAAGTTTGTTGAAGACGATGAGGACGCTGCATGGCATTGTGAGGAATGTAACGTAGCCATTGAGACGGATGTTGAGGTTGAGGAATGAAACCCAAGCTCGTTTTATGTGGCGAAGCCTGGGGCGAGCAGGAGCAGAAGATCGGTGCTAGCTTCTGTGGCGCCAGCGGCATTGAGCTTCTCCGGATGCTAGACGAATCTGGCATCATCACCCTTACCTCCGCCGACTTTGACTACATCAACAAGTACTACCGAGCCACCGGCGCTGATGGGCCGTTGTTCATCGACATGATCTGGCGCCTGCACCCCGAGCTCCACCGAACCAACGTCTTCATGCGCCACCCACCTGGAAACCGACTCGAACGCTTCTGTGGGTCGAGGGCTGAAGGCATCAAAGGCTACCCGTCGCTGATCAAAGGCAAGAGCCGTGGGTATGTAAGGCAGGAGTTTATTCCAGAACTAGAGAGGCTTGGTGATGAACTGGAAAGACTAAATGCTAACCTTGTGGTATGCTTTGGTAACACTGCTCTTTGGGCTCTCTGTGGTACTACAGGCGTATCAAAGCTACGAGGTACAACTAGCCTTAGTACACACACTATTACTGGCGTTAAATGCCTTGCTGCTTATCATCCAGCTGCGGTCCTGCGCCAGTGGGAACTCCGGCCCGTAACCGTCCTCGACCTAATGAAAGCCAAACGCGAGGCTGAGTATCCGGAGATTAGACGACCCAAGCGTGAGATTTGGATTGAGCCTTCGTTGGCCGATATAGAAAGGTTTATCAATGAACATATCCAAGGATGCAAAATCCTTTCTGTCGATATTGAAACGAGTGGAAATAGAATTACGTGCATTGGATTTAGCCCGAGACCCAATCTGGCCATCGTCATTCCATTCGATGACGGAAGAAGAAAGGATCATAATTATTGGGGAAGCAAAGATGCTGAATGCGCGGCTTGGGGACTTATACGGAATGTTCTTGAGAGCCCATCAATCCCAAAGCTCTTCCAAAACGGAATGTACGACATCGCCTTCATCTGGCGATCGACTGGGATAAAGGTCTATGGCGCAAGTGAGGATTCGATGCTTTGCCATCACGCTCTTCAGCCAGAAGCTCTCAAAGGATTAGCATTCCTGGGCTCAGTTTATGGGAATGAGGGTGCTTGGAAGAGCCAACGCAAGTCTGACACGATAAAGACAGATGCATGAAGATAATCCAAACAGCCGACGAGCGGCCAGAGAACCTATCTAGCTTTGAAAGGGAAATGATTTATAACGGTCTCGATTGCTGTGTGACAGCAGAAGTCTTCGAAGCAATCGAACCCCAACTCGACGAACACACACGCCCCACCTATGAATTCTCCAAAGCCCTACAAGGCCCGGCGATGGAGATGCGGCTGCGCGGAGTGCTAATCGACCAACACCGCAAGGAGCAAGTCATCGATGAATATTTCAACCTTCTTGAAAAGCTCAACGCCAATCTCGAGCGGATTGTCTTCGAAGGCTGTGGCCTTCCGCATTTTAACTGGCGCTCCGGAGCCGATCTACAAACACTCTTCTATGACAGACTTAGAATTCCGCCTGTTAAAAAAGGTAGCCGTCCAACAACTGACCGCGCCGCCCTCGAGAAGATTGAGGTTTATACTATCGCGAAGCCTATCGTTGCTCACATCAAGGCAATGCGTGATCTCGGGAAAAAGATTAGCATGCTCCGTACATCCATCGACCCTGATGGAAGGATGCGAACCTCCTATAACATTGCAGGAACCAGCACCGGTCGCTTCTCCTCCAGCTTCTCTGAGTTCGGCACCGGCGGCAATCTCCAAAACGTGGAGGAGAGTCTGAGGTCGATCTTCGTCGCTGATCCAGGGATGAAGTTTGCGAAGTTTGATGCCAAGAGCGGAGAGAGCTATGCAGTCGGAGCGATCGAGTGGAATTTGTTTGGAGACGACAGATATCTTAACGCATGTAGCGAGGGTGATCCTCATACGGCAACGGCTAGAGTCTGCTGGCCAAAACTTAAATGGACCGGCAACCTTAAACTCGATAAAGATATCGCGGAGTCTCCTTACTACCGACATTACACGTATCGTTTCATGTGTAAGAAACTTGGACACGGAAGTAACTATGGTGGCAAGCCTCAGACCCTCGCCGGGCAGACGAAGCTTCCTATACAGGTGGTTAGTGAATTTCAGCCGAAGTATTTCTTAGCGTATCCAGCCCACCTCCACTGGCATGCCCACGTCGACTCCACCATCCGCAAGACAGGACAGTTGATTTCCCTCACCGGGCGTAAGCGACACTTCTTCGGCCGTCGCAACGACGAGAAGGTCCTCCGCGAAGCCATCGCCTACGACCCACAATGCTCTCTCGCCGACATCGTCAACCGAGCCATGCTCAACATCTGGCTCGCCCAGACTGCCACCATCATGATGCAAGACCACGACGCGCTAACATTCCAATACCCAGCCGAAATGGAAGATGAAATTGTCCCGAAGCTGATTAAACAACTAGCAATAACCATTCCACTCAAGCACGGTAGGGTTCTGGAGATTCCGTATGATGCGAAGACTGGTTGGAACCGTGGAGACTACTGCTGTGGCCAGCGCAAGCCTGAGTGCGGCCAGTGCCAACGCACGGCCAATCCCGAAGGTCTCAAGGACTACTCACCCAGCGACCAACGGCAAAGGAGGGCGGCTACTCACCTCCTGGATCGATCGTTTCGTTGAACACACCGACAACCTCGAATCGCCTGCCATCTTCCGCCGATGGTCAGCGATCACTACACTCGCGGCGGTAATGGAGCAGAAGGTATGGCTGACCACAAGCAGCGCGTTATATGCGAATCTGTATGTGTTTCTAGTTGGTCACCCGGGGACAGGGAAGACACGTACCATACGAAGTGCCAAGCAGTATCCGCAGGAGATTGTCGATTTCCACTTTGCGCCCACGTCCTTGACCGCAGCCTCGTTGATCGACGCCCTAGTGGAGAGCAAGCGGATGCTGATCCGACTACCGGACGAGCCGCTGGAATACAACACGATGATGATCGCGGCGGATGAACTTGGGACGTTCATGCATCAGTATGATGATGAGATGGTTTCGGTCCTCAGCGCCTTCTACGATCCCGATCCATACGGCCATAACCGTAGGGGGAAGGAGATCAAGATCAAGATCAAACGGCCACAGTTGAACATCCTCTGTGGCACTACCCCCTCCAACCTCCTGAAGTTCATCCCCGAAGGCGCTTGGGAGCAGGGGTTCACCTCACGCATCATAATGATCTTCAGCGATGAAAGGATCGTCGGCGATGACTTTGCGGCAGAGACTAGAGGCGTCTCGGGAGAATTGCTCCATGACATCAAAATCATTAACTCATTGGTGGGGGAGTTCAAGGTTACTGAGGACTACCGTACTTGTGTCAATAACTGGAGAGCGCTCGGTGAGCCACCTACGCCCAATCATCCCAAGCTGTTGCATTATACGACACGTAGGAGAGTACACCTATATAAGCTTTCGATGGTATCGGCTGTGGATCGTAGCGACGTGCTGTTACTGACCCGAGATGACTTTAATCGAGCGATGAACTGGCTCGTCGAGGCCGAAGCCTATATGCCAGACATCTTCTCCGCTGGCGCCGTAGGCAGCGACGGCAAAGCCATGGAGGAGATTCACCATCTAGTGATGATAGCGGACTTAGGACAAGGTGTGCCGGAGCATATCTTGGTGAAGCACGTTCGGGAGCGCGTGCCTGCTCATAGCGTGATGCGAGTCATTGACATAATGGAACGCTCGGGGATGCTGAAGGCCATCACCCACGATCCGAAGACCGGTCAGAGGTTGTTTAAGGCCATCCAGCTCTAATCCGCTTCTGACTCACTTTCGAACTCGCCAGAGTGCGTTACCCCAAATGACTTCGCTTCTAGCCGTTGGGTACGCACAATAATGCGACTGATCCGCTTTCCAATCTTAGCGTCTTCTTTATAAATCACCTGCTCTAAGAATCTAAACTTCCCATTCAGCCAGCTAATCATCGCCACTATTGACGAAGTCCAAACAATCAACGCCCCGATGATGGCGATGATTAGCGTGGCAGACTCACCGTCATGCATTGCTAGGGTATCAATCCACCAGTGAGGGCCTTCAACGCCACGCCTGTGACGATGTCGGAGATGAAGCCACGGACATCCTTCTTTGCATCAGCGGCGAGGGCAGCGCAGTCCATACGGAGCGGCTGATCCGTGTCCATCATCTTCACCATATTCCTTGCTTTCTGGAACGTGGTGATTAGTTGTGGACCATCGCCAGGAGGGTTATCATCACGGACGGTCTGTAGCGTCTTCACTGTCTGTAGCCAAGTGGTGTAGCAGCGGATCGCTGGGGTATCGTTTGCGGCATTGGCGTAGGCTAAGGCTGTGGTTAAGTCCGCCATCTGCACTGCGTCGAACTTCGACAGCACGTCACCCAA